CTCGGCTGTTGACCTGATCGCGCCCCACACGGTGGACCAGTGCTTGACCAGCTCCACGATGCCGACTACCAGCGCGGCGATGGCGATCACGATCAGCCCGAAGACGCTGGCGTCCATCGCCGCGTCCAAGATGGCCTGGGCGACCGCCCACGCCTTGGTCGCCACGGCAATCACCACGTCCCAGGCGTACATGGCCTTGAGCGCGATGGTGTCAAAGTCGGTGATGGCCGCCCAGACGGTCTGAAGGGCGATCAGGCCCTTGGTGACCGCCGCCACGGCGCTGGCTCCGAGCGCCCACAGCTTCATCGCGCCGACTACCGCCAAGATGCCGGTCACGATGCCGCCCAGCGCCACGGGCGGGATGACGGAGACCACCTTCGCCAGGGCGGTGGCCACGCCGCCCATCGCCGCCACCGTCGCCCCGGTGAAGACGCCCGCGAACTGGAGCAGCAGCGGCAAGACCACCGGCAGGACTTCCGCGATGCCCTGGAGGATGTTGGTCGCGAGCTGGGTCAGCGGCGGGATCAAGGTGGTGACGGCGTTGGCCAGCCCGGTCGCGAGCATGCCGGAGAGCTGGCCGATGAACCCGATGATGACGGGGAGTATCGGTGACAACCCGTTCAGTAGCGCGTTGATCAGGGTGGTCAGCGGCCCGGCCAGCATCTCGATGGCGTTGCCCAGCGTGGCGAAGACACCGTTATTTTCGAGCGCGGTGAAAATACCAGAAATTGCTGTCGCAAAAGTGGCCAGAGCTGGGCCGATGCCCTTGAGCACTGTAGCAAGTGCCCCGAACATAGCGACTACATCGCCCAGCACCGCCCCGGCGAACGAGGCGAACAGCTTGGCCACGATGGTCAGCACGGGCGTCAGCGACCGGATGACCCCCGAGAGCTGCACGATGATGGGGGTCAGGGCCGCCGCGAGCACGTCGGCCAGCTTGGCGACGATCGGCAAGATGGTGGAGATCACGCTGAACAGGGCACCGAGCACGGTCATGCCAGCGCGGACGGCCGGAGCCATGTCGGAGAACAGCTTGCCCAGGCTGCCTCCGAGCTGGGCCATGATGGAGCCGAACTGGCCCATCACCGGCACGACCGCCTTGGTGATGGTGGCCAGGCCGGGCAAGATTCCGGAGACCAGAGACTCGATGGCGCGGATGAACGGGCCGACGGCGGGGGCCGCCGCCTGGATGACCGACAGCAGACCCTTGATCACGGGAACTAGCCCGGTGAACACGGACTGGAGCTGGGGCGCTACGACCTTGAATACCCCGGCAAGCTGCGGCTCGATCTGCTTGATCAGCCCCGGAATCTGTCTCAGTATCGCCTGCATGGCGGGGATGATCGGCTTGCCCGCCTGCTGGAGCATTGCCGACGCCTGCTTGCCGATGGAAGAAAACTCCGCCTTGAGTCCGGCGTTCCCGGCCACCACCTTGGCGATCAGGCCGCCGATCAGCGCGGTGCCGATCCCGGCCCCGGCTAGGCCGCCCAGTGCCGGGAGGGCCGCCAGGGCGCTGGCGATGGCCCCGGTGATGGCGGTCATCTTGGTGGACATGCCGAAGAGGTTCGCCCCGATGGCGGAGCTGGTGTTGCCCACCAGCCCGGACAAGCCGCCGTCGTCCTTGCCCTTGCTCTTGCTCTTGGCGTCCGAGGACCCGACGGCGGAGCCGATGGCGCTGGCGAACAGCGCCCCGACCCCGGTCAGCATGCCCTTGAACCAGCCGGAGCCGTTTTTCTTGGCCTCGTCGGACGCGCCCCGCTCGGCCGCGTCGGCGGCATCCCGACCGGCCTTCTCGGCGTCGGCCGCGACACCGGACGTGCTGATGAACCGGCCTTGCTCGTCGCGGGGCAGGATGCTGACGCGCTGCGTGCTGCTGGTGGCACCGCTCGGCGCGGCGCTTTGCACCACCTGCTGCACCGACCCGCCGCTGCCGACCGACCCGCCGCCGCCGGGGGCGGAGATGATCTTGCCGAGCAACCCCTGCTGGGATGCCTGGCTGGCGGTCGGTGCTCCGGTCACCGGGTGCGGGGAGAACAAGGCGTTGAGCGCGCCCAGGACCGAGCCCTGCGGGCTGGAGCGCAGCCGCTGCATCGCCTGGCGGCTGATCTGCTGGTCCAGGTCGGAGAACGCCTTGGTCGCCTTGGACATGCTGGCGTTGTCGAACACCGCCGAGACCTTGACCTCGTGCCTGGTGTCCTCGAACCGCTTGACCCGCGCCTCGGCGGCGGCCATGTCTCGGTTGAACTGAGACAGGTTGACGGTGAGACGCGCCTCGATCGCCCCGGCGTCAAACACCGCGCCTCACCGCCTCTCTACCACTGCCGCCTGCTCCTGGGGTCGGCTTCCAGCTCCGCTCGCATCGCCGCCAGGTCGATGACCTTGACGCCGATGTCCACGTTCTCCCTGATAGTCGGGCCGTCCATCCCCGGTGCCGCCTCGCGCCCGCCGCCGAACTCCCGGCCCGCGTCGCCGTTGCGGCTGAACGGGATGTCTTCCTCGGCGTCCAGCCCGTCCAGGTACATCTGCTGGATGTCCCAGCCCAGGTCGTCCCATTCCCAGGGCCAGATGTCCAGCCAGCGTTTGACCGCGTAGAGGATTACCCGGCGCGAGCGGGCAGCTTCGTCACATTGCTCCCAGCGCCGGGCGCGACTTCCGGGGACATCACCTCCTGCTGGAGCCAGCCGTAAAACACCACGCGGATCCGGATCGGCACGGCCAGCAGGTCGCTCTTAGACGGCTCGCCGGAGCACAGCTTGGCGAAGATCCCGGCCATGTCCTCGTGGAACCGGACCACGATCTCCGGGTCCAAGTCGTCTACCGCCATGAACAGGGCCGCGATGTCCACGTCGTCCCCGCCGGAGGCGATGGCCTCCGGCAGGTCCGTCTTCAGGTTCTTGACCAGCGCCTTGACCCCGGCCATGAAGTCCGCGATCTGTCGGTCGTTAGGCTCGCGGATGACTCCGTGTATGCCGTTGGGATTGTCTTTGGTGCGGAAGTCGTAGTCGAGCGGTTCGACCACGTTGGCCGCGTTGAATCCCGCCATAGCGTGTTCCCCTTCCTGTCGCTATGAGGTGGCGACCGCCGTCAGGTCCGTCCACGTGATCGCGTTGAACGGGCAGATGGCGGACAGCGTGAGCGGGTAGAGCCGCTGCTGCGCGGCGCGGCGGAACGCGGTCTGGACCTGGCCAGCCGAGACCACCACGGGAATGTACAGCACGCGAGCGAACCCGAGCTGGTTTTGCCCGACCAGCGCCACCGACAGCGTCTGGAAGGACGTGGAGAGGGTCAGCACCGACTTGCCCGGCTGCCCGGCCCCGGCCGGAGTGACCGCCGTGACGCCGCCGTTGCCCCAGGCCATGTTGATGTGCGTCAGGGTCTCTTCCGAGAGGTTGGCGGTGATCTGGAGGTCGGCCGTGTTGACCGCGACGCCGACAGGCGTCGGCTGTTCCTCGATGTTGATGTTCTGCGTGGTCGGGTTGAACGTCAGCGTGACGCCCGCCTCGGTGGACCCCACGTAGGACCAGCCAGCGGTCAGCCAGGCAGCGCCGACGCCCAGGTTGGCGTCCGACGGCACCGTGGCACCCACGTTCGGTGACGGGTTAGGGGAAGTGAACAAAAGCCCCACGCCGTACAGCACGTTGGTCGTGTTGTAGGCCGGTGGAGTGTACGGCAGCGATGGCACAGCCCGTTATCCTTCCGTGGTCAGAGTGACCCCGGCGTTGTCCGCTGCCTGCTGGATGGCGGACAGCCGGGACCGGGGCACCGGGACGAACTCGTTGCCCACGTACGTGCCGCCGAAGTGCAGCTCGGAGTGGGGCGGCTCGATCTTGACGTTGATCGTCGCCGGGCCTTCCCCGGCGGCCTGCTCCAGCCGGGCCGCCTCGCGCCGCAGCGCGGCGGCACGGGCCAGCGGGTTGGAGTCATCGCCCGGAGGCGCGGGACGCGTCTGTTCGGCGGTGGACGGCGTGCGGACCACAGACGCGGGCTGTGGAACTGCCTGCCCTGCCTGCTGCGGCTGCGGGGTCTCTTCTGCCATGGTCAAGTCCTCTCGCTACGGCAGGGCCGGGATGATCTGGTAGAGACGAACGGTGAGCGTGGTCGTGTTGAGGAAGTCGATGCAGGTGAACCCGACACCGTTCGCGCCGATCGCGCCGCCCGGCGCGGTGCCTGTGTACGCGGTGGCGTCCACCTGCGTGAAGTCCTGGACCGAGTACGGGCCAAGCCAGATCGGCAAGGTGGTGCTGGCCGGGATGGTGACCGTCTCGGCGTTGAACGCGGGCAGCAGGCCGCCGCCCGCCTTGCGGCCCACCAGGATGTCCGCTGCCGAAGCGGTCGCGCCGTTGGAGACCACCAGGAACTGGTTGCCGTTGTTGAGGTACTGAACGCCGAGCGGGGACCCCAGGCTGGTCCAGCTCGCAAACCCGGTGCCGGTGCCGGTGGCGTCGCAACCGACCGCGCTGCCCTGCATGATGTTGCCAGTGGACAGGTTGCCCAGTGTGACTGGCTGAATAGTGATGCGGCCTGCCATGTCATTCGCCTCCGGTGGTGATCAGGTACGTGCACGTGTACTCGAACCGCCGGTCGTTGGGATCGAGTGGCAGCGCCGACGGAGTGCCCCCGGCGCGGGTGATCATCTTGATCAGCACGCCGTCGATGGTGACGTTCTTAGGCGCGGCCAAGATCATCAGATCCAGTTGCTCGATCATGAGCTGCGGCGTGTCGGGGTCGTCGTCGGGGCCGCGCAGCCGGGCCTGGAACGCCCAGGTGTCCAGCGCGCCTTCCTCGGTGACCCAGCCGGGGCCAGGGGTCGGCGTGATGAACAGCGCCCGGTCGGGGGACATCTTGATCTCCGGCCCGTGGAGGATCGGGTAGCCCAGCTCCGGAGTGGTGTCCCAGCCCAGCGACACGATGAAGTCCTCGATCACCTGGCTCTTGGGCACCGTGGGCAGCGAAAGGGTCACAGCCGCCCCCTCAGCCCGTGGGGCTCGTTCTTACCGGGGATGACGTGCACCTTGCCGTTGCGCATGAAGTACACCGTCAGCCCGGCCGCCAGGCGCATCCGCAAGATGGCCCGGCTCTTGGTCTTCAGTTCTTCCTCGGTGAGCCGGTCCACCTTGGGCGCGCGGTCGTAGATGACGCGCTCGCCCGCCGTGACGCTAGGGTGCCCGGAGCGGGCGAGATCGCCCCACTCGCGCGGGGAGGTCACCTCCACCTGGTCACTCAGGTGCTCGGCGGCCCGCTCCAAGGCCCTGGTGCCGCCGTTTTGCAGCACCTCGTTGGCGTACCACTCCAGGTAGTCGCGGTAGCCGTCGTACAGCGGAGCCTCCAGGTACTTGGCCCGCCCGCCGCGCGGGTGGTTCAGGTCCAGCCGCTCGTGCTGGTAGTGGGCGTAGACCTGGTTGACCTCCACGTGGGCGGTCACGTCGGCGGTGCGGCCAACGATGTCGCGCAGGTGGCTGATGCGCTCGGAGAAGGTGCCGCTCATCCCTGGTACACCGACCCTCCGCCGCCTACGTCGTCAAAGCGCGGGGTCCACAGCGGGGAGTCGGCTTCCAGCGTGCCGGTCAGCCCAGTGCGAGTGTTGGAGTCCTCGCCCGTGAACACGGCGGGGATCCGGTTGATCACCACGCCCCGCTCCTGGTTGATGCCGCCCGCGTCGGCCGGGTCCAGGCGGATCTTGCCGTTGCGCGCGTCCTGGAGGATGGACATCGCGTCTTTGTACGCCAGGTAGGCCGGGTGGTCGTTGGGCAGCGTCTTGCCCTTGAGGTAGGTCCGCCAGGCGTAGAAGACGCCGATGTCCAGCGTCAGGTCGTGGAAGATGTCCGGCGGCTCGGCCTGCGGGTTGCTGCCGTCCATGATCGTGCCGAAGTACACCGACACCCGGTTGCTGGCAGCAGTGAGCGCCAGCGTGAGCTGTTCCGGAGTCAGCTCAGCCGGAGAGCCGGTCCCGCCGTCGGTGCTCTGCACCGACAAGATCAGGTCGGCTACGGTCGCGTACAGCACAGACATGGCGTCAGGGCACCACCCACGCGAGCACGAAGGCGGCGGCGGCGGCGGAATCCCACGTCCAGCCGGGAATGTCACCGAGCGCGTCGCCGCCGAAGGCGAACGCGCCGATGATGAACAGCACCGCCGCGATCAGCATCATGAACCAGGCATGGCTGTGCGCCGGGTACGGAGGCGCTGCGGGGGCCATCAGTTCTGCCCCCAACTGTTGACGGTCGGCCAGCCCTGCTGCTGGCAGGCGACGCCGTTGACGTTCTCCAGCGTGGCCGGGTTGACCGAGTCGGAGGACCCCGGCGTGACCTGCTGGGCACTGTCGGCCACGATGAATGAAGCAAGAGAAGTCGCCAGGGGTGACCCTGGGTTGATCTCCATCACGGTGCCGCGCGGGATGCGCTGGTTGAGCACGCCGTCGTAGGTGAACGTCCCGGCGGGCACGTCCTTGGTGATGATGTACGTGTTCCTAGCCATTAGTTAGATACCCCCGTTGCTAGGCCGGGCTGGGCCAGGGCGGCGTGCTGCGGGTAGGGCAGCGCGGTGTACGGGTTCCACCCGGCGGCCTCGGCCTGCGTGTTGGAGGCGTAGTAGCCGGGCACGTAGTCCAGGTCGATCGGGTCGGTCCAGGTCCAGCTCGGGGCGGCCGAGTAGAGCAGCGTGATCGAGCAGCCGGGCGGCACCGGCAGGTTGGTGGCGAAGGCACCCGACGCCTGGCTGAAACCGGCCACCAGCGCGGACCAGGTCCAGGTACCGGCCACCGTGTAGGTGACGGCGATGGTGCCCCCGGCGGGGACAACGAAAGACCCGTTGGTGCTGCCCACCGTCGTGCCGTTGACCGAGACCACGGTGGCGGTGAAGCCGGAGAGGACCACCAGGACGGGGAAGGCGTTGGAGTTGGTCGCGGTGACGGTGGACGCCGGGACCGCAGGCGTGGTGACCGGAAGCGGGTTCGGCGCGGTGACGAACGCCGCCGTGCCGGTGCCGCCGGTAACGTTGACCGCGACGTTCTGCCCGGTCGGGTTGGCGGTTGCCGTGCCACTGGCGGGGACGGCCGGTGCTGTGACTCCCACAGGATCTCTCCCTAGTTGCTGATGGCCTCGCGGCCCACGTCGTCTTGGCCTGGTACGTAGGGCCGTAGCACGCTGCTGAGCGCGGTGTACAACGGGCTCGGCGTGCCGTTGTCGAGCACTACGATCTGGCCCTTGATGAACGTCAGCGGCGTGGTGCCCCAGCTATTGGCCGGGGTACCAGCAGCTCCAGCGCCACCGCCGCCAACTTCGCCAGTGGTGACGGTGACCGTTTCGGCCGGGAGCGTCGTCGTGGCCGTGACCACGAACTTGTTCAGCGTTACAGCCACGACACCTCCTAGTTGGTCGTCTGCGGGTTGGCTTCCTGGTTGCTCAGCGTGGGCGCGGCGACCGCGACCGACACCGCCTTGCCGGAGCCGTGCGCGTTCATGGTCGGGGTGACCGGCACCGACGTGCCGGTCGGCGTCCCGGCCACCGTGACCGTCTCCGACAGCGCGGCGTCGTTGATGAACAGGAGCTGACCGGCGAAGAACTGCGTGCCGCCGGAGGCGAACGGCAGCGCCGTCGCCCCGGCCGCCACTGATGCGCTGGTGTTCAGCGGAGAGCTGCCCGCGCCCATGGTCATGGGCCACTCGCACCCGCTGCACACGTAGTTCAGGTCATCGGCCAGGCCGACCATCATCCGAGGCGCGCGGCATCGCGGGCAGCGCACGGTGGCGTTGACCGGCTGGTCGGTACCCGCGATGTACGGCATCTACTTCCCCCGTGTGCCCTTGGTCAGGCCGCTCTGGGCCTTGACCGCTGCCATCAGATCCTGGTCCGCGCCCGCCTGAACGTAGGCGTTGCCGCCGATCTCCCCGCCGCTGATCGGCTGGCCGGGCAGGATGTCCATCGCGTCCTGCGGTGCCACCGGCACCACCTCGGACTCAGGGATGGTTGTCTGCTCGATGACCCGCGTGGCCCCGGCCGGGTCCGGCCGTGGCCCGTCGCTGCCCGGAGCGGGCGTCGCGGGACGCATGATCGGGCCGGTCAGCAGCGACGGGTGCGGCTTGGGCGGGTTGTTGTTGTCCACCTCGGACTTCAGGCGGATCACCGCCACCCGCCGTCCGTCGCGGTCACCGTGACGCAGGAACTTCGCGGCTTCGTCGTCGGTCAGCCACACCGAGTCCCCCGCGCGCACCAGGTCCACCTGCCGGTCTTCCCTGGTGTTGTCGCGCCGGGGCACGGAGAGGTTGACAAGGGCGACGTACTCGCGGCCAATCCGCACAGCGGGGCTGTGCGTGTTCCCGATGTTGACCTTTTCGAGCAGCTTGGCGAGGGTTTTCTTCTCGGCCTCGGTGAGACCGTGCGCCTCGGTAACCGTGTCAGTCATTCGTGATCAGACTCCAGAGAGCAGGCAGATCGCCAGCGGCTGGTCAAGGCCGATGGCGCTCGCGCGCTGCGTGTCGGAGCGCCAGGTCTTGCGCGGCTCGTCGCGGTAGAGCGGCCCGGCGTAGAAGGGCACCTCGTCCGCGTAGAATCCGGCGCGCTGGCGCTGCATAACGATGGCGTTTCCTGGCGGCACCTGACGGGAAACCATAACGTCCAGGTTGAGGATCTTCTGCGGAAGAGTACCCGTGTACTGGAGGTTTTCCGACGCGATATCGCCAATGTACGGGGCGGCGAATGTGCTGCTTTGCAGCAGCGTGTTTTTCGTCCCGTGGTTGATGATTAGGGTGTCCGCCTCGAACCCCAACCATTGCGTCATGCCCGCCGGGGAAACGACGTTGGCGTTTTCCACCAGGTACATCGCCTGGGCGATGTCGCTGCGGATGGTGGCCGCCGCCGCCGACCAGGGGTTGGAGACCGCCAGGGTCTGAATGCTCGCGTTGGCGACCACGGCGCTGTAGAACGCCGTGTTCCACGAGTAGACCATGGTGTTCTTGACCTGGAGAAGCTGGCGGGTCACCGGGTCGATGGCCTGACGACGGCGCATCTCGTCGGAGACCATGATCGCCATCGCGCGCTCGTGGCTCCACACGACGCGCGGGTTGCCGATGCTGGTCGGCACGACCGGCACCTCAGCGAATTCCGAGCGGATCTCGGGGAAGTCGTCCGCGTAAAGCGGCGTGCTTTCCGAGTAGCGAACGGCCCCGCTTTGCGCCTGGCCGCCCATGCGCAGAACGCTGTCCATAATGAACTCGTTCTGCGTGATGTCGAGAATGAGCGCGGGAATGACCAATGGGTCCTTCAGCAACTCATTGACGGTTACTCTGGGGCCGTCAGAATAACCCCGTGCGCCGACTGGCATTGGTCAGTCCCTCGCTTTCCTAGAAAATCCTCATGCGGCCGAGGAAGTAGACCGCCGAGCCGAGGCCGCCGATGGCCTGGGTGAGCATGGCCGACGCCACACCGCCAGGGTGCGTGCACCGGCCGACGATCTGGCTGTACGTGCCGCCGCTGAACGGACCCACGGTGCCGTTGGCGGTGACAGCCAGAAGCTGGCCCGGTGTGCACTGCGCCGAGTACCAGGCCCAGATGTCGTAGCCGCCCGCGTACACCGCGCAGTAGTCGGTGAGCACGGAGATGTCGATCAGCGGCGCACCGTAGGTGTTGGGCGCTCCGGTCTGCGCGGACAACACATTCGCGTCGTTGCCCGCCACGCCGAGGACGTTGGTGGAGGTAGCGACGGCGGGCTTGACCGTGTAGTCAGTGGTGCCAGCCGTCTGGGTGTTGGGCTCTACCAACTGGCCGCCGAACACGAGCGTGGCGACCTGAAGACTTGCAGGCCCCATCTTGTAGTGCGGCAGGGAAGCCGACATAGGTCAGGTCTCCTAACTCGAATTGCTTACGCCCGATGCCTCGCCCTGCGTGTCGTGGGTGGGGCTGGCGATTGCGGTCCCGTACGTGTTGACCGGGTTGTTGGCGGCCCGGAAGCTGGACGCGCCCAGTGCGGTGACCTGGGACGGCGTCAGGTCCACGACGATGCCCTGCCTGTACTCCAGGGAGCCGTTGCGGATCGTCTTCTTCACCAGGTACCGGGCCATGATCAGATCCCTAGCTGTCCGCGAATCTCAGACACCCGCGTGATCCGTGCCTGCTCGGCCTGCCGCGAGGTGTCGGGGGCGTTGTCGAACGGCGACCCGATCTCGCCCGACATGTCGATCATGTTGGCCGCCTTGCCGAACTCGGTCAGCACCTTGCGCATGATCAGGCCGGAGTCGGCGGTCTGCCCGTTGGACAGCTCCACCGTCCGGCCGGTGCCCTCCAGGAGAGGCCGCGCCAGCTCGGTGATGTACAGAGGGACCCCGAGGTTGAGCATGCGGCGCTTCTCGTTCTCGAATGCCTGCTTGTCGTGCTCGCGCTGGAGGATGGACATCTGCCGCTCGGTCTCAGCCAGGCGGTAGTTGGCCAGCTCGATCTCGGACATCCCGTAGTCGTTGGACAGGGCCGCGCCCGCGTACTGGGGGGCGGGCTCGGCCACGTCGAATTCCGCCGCGACCTGGGCGAACTCGTCGTCGGTCATCGAGTTGATGGCCGCGATCAGCTCGTCTTCGTCCATGGTCTCGTCCTCGGTGTCGTCGCTGGCGTCCTCGTTCAGTTGGTCGAGCAGCCCGGCGATCTCGTCCGGGTCCAGCTCAAGCAGCCGCGCCAGCCTGGCCTGCTGGTCGGCGTCCATGTCCGGCATAGTGCTGCCGCCTTCCTCTCCGGCGAACTCCGCCGCCGACAGGTCGATGATCATGTCAACCCCGGCGGAGTTGGACATCTCCACGGCCTCCCACGGACCCAGGCCGGGGATGCGCGGATCCAGGGTCCCCAGCACGTGCTGAATAGCAGCCGGGAAGAAATTGCCGTCGCTGCGGGCGTACTCCTCCACGATGCGAGCGGAGACCCCCAGGTTCGGATTGCTGGTGAGCACCTTGTTGCCCTCCGGCGTCACCCGCGCGGTGACCCACAGCCCGTCGTTCTGGACTTCCACGCCGGTCACCCAGCCGCGCGTGCGCTCCGGGTTGTTGGTGTGCTTGTTGTCATCGGTGGCGAGCTGGAACGGCACCTGGTCGTAGGCCCCGGCCTTGAACGCGGCAGCCAGGTCTTCCAGGTAGTCGCGGTCGAACTGGAGCATCCGTCCCTGGTACTCCACCTCCCCGACGGGGAGCACTTTCTTGCGCCACACGCTGGGCGCGGTCATCAGCGCGCGGGACTTGATGAACGGGGTCCGGATCTCCGCTGGCATCGGCTAGCTCGCCTTCTGGCCGAACGCGCCGGACTTGGTGTTCTGCGCCCGCTTGGCCATCGCCATGGCCACGGCGGGCTTGACTCCCTTGGCGACCAGCTTCTTGTAGATTCCTTGGCCGCGCGGGTTAAGGCCGTTGCCGCCGCTGCCGCCGCTGGTGTCGGAACTGGCGGCGTCGTCGTTGTCGGCGTCGTCGTCCGAGGACGCCAGGCGGATGGCCGGGATGTTGAACTGCTCCATGAGCGGCGTCTGGACCGGCGGTGCCTGGAACGGCTGCTCGGCCGCCAGGCGGTTGTAGTTGCCGAACATGTCCAGCAGGGCGTTGCGCTGCTGGCCGCGCGGCTCCAGGTCCCGGCCGTTGACCGTGGACACCCAGCCCGCCTCGGTGCGGCGCATGGTGCCGATCTCGTTGCCGCCCTGCCGGTGGCGGACCACCGCCGTGCCGTCCTCGCGCCGGTTGACGATCACGTCGGGGATCTGGCGGACAGGCAGACGGCGGGCCAGGTTGATGTGCCGCTGGCCCCGGTTGGCCAGGCCCAGGTTGCCGCTCGATGCACCGCGCACCGACAGCGGTACGCCGCTGCGGACGCCGGACGTGGACGGCGCGGGGGTGCGAAGCGCGTCCGGAGTGATGCCGTTGCCGTCGCGCCGGGCGCTGTCGTTGTCGTAGTCGCCGTCGTTGGAGCGGAAGTCGTCAGGTCCGCCGGAGTAGCCGCAGTTGGGGCAGGAGAAAGCGTTCCCGCCCGCGAAGTCGTAGTGCATGCTCGGCCCTTCGTTCGTGTGCGAGACGGTGATCTGGCCCCTGTACCGGCTCGCCACGGCGCGCTGGACCTTGGCCTTCTGCGCAGGCGTCCCGTACTGCGCGATGCGCGACAACGCGCTGCGGGCTCGCTTGGCCGTGTCAATGGGGTAGGCATTCTGCTTGGGCAGCGCGAAATCACTCTTGGGGATGGGCTTGCCGCCCGCCAGGCGCTTCCCGTTTTTCTGGGTTAGCTTGCCGCCCATGCAGACAAGCCTTTCTCTCAGGCAGAAATGCTGCTGACAGCATGGTACTCATGCCTGCCTGGGTATCTGCAAGATACGCGCGCAGCTACCCAGGGAGAGAGGCAGTAATTTC